CAGGTAAAGGATTTTTAAATAAAAAAGGCCAGTATAACGATTACACAATTGAATTTTGGGCAAGAATAGCAGTAAACACATCTACACCATTTAAAATATTTGGACCAATAGCGTCTGAAGATGGTTTGTATGTTGAAGATGGATTTTTAACATTAGTTATTGGCGATCAGTTTTCATCACACTTCGTTGGTGAGTGGTTTAGACCAATGCTTATTCATATTCGTTTAATTAAAGATTCTGCATCTTTATTAGTTAATGGTGAAGAGGTTTTATCGTTATCTTTAGATACCGCCAATCTAACCCTTCCAGCAGAACTTGATAATAGTGGAGATAGCCAAGACTGGGTAGGATTTTATGCAAGCAACACTGTGTATCCTTTTGAAATTGACTGCGTCGCTATATATTCTTATCAGGTTCCAGTTACAGTTGCAAAACGCAGATGGGTTTATGGACAAGGAGTTGTTTCTGCAGAAGGCATAAACTCATCATATGGAGGAACAACCGCTTTTATAGATTATCCATTTGCAAATTATACGGCTAACTATAATTATCCAGACTTTGCTGGTTGGGATCAAGGAAGTTTTGATAACCTAGCAACTAGTCAAACAAATTTAAGAACACCTGAGTATTCCTTACCAGAAATATTCCTAGGCACTAAAACATTGCAAGAACTATATGATGCAAATAAAGACATACAAGATAACGAGTCTGGCCCTGTTATTAGCGATAAGTTTTTATCTTTTAGGCCTAACAATACTTGGAACTCCATTGAATCGTATATTAATTTTTCAAGATTTAACTTGTTATCAAGTGAAGTTGAAAGTTGTTATGGAGTATTTAGTTCTAATAATTTAGCATCAGATGAAATATTATTTAAAATATACAATCCTTTAAACAATAACTACTTTACAATTCTTAAAGACGGAAATTTAATTAAATATTCATTAACCTATAATGGAACTACGCAACTGTTATTTACTTCTAGCGCAATAACCACTAATAGCCTTTTTGCAGTTGGATTTAACATAAAAACATTGTCAGAAAAATTTGGTAGTAATATAAGTTCCTTCTTTGGAAATCAAAGTTCATTAAAAATGTACGTATGTGGAGACGACTCTGGAGAGTATACTTTTACAGGAAGACTTTATTCTGTTGGGCTAGGTACAACATTAAATTCTACAAAAATAACAACTCATATTGACGCAAACGGCTTTATTGAATTAGACAAGGGTCAAGAATTAATTGATCACACAGCAAGTTACACAATACTTCCATCAGAAGCATATGAAAAATATTTCTTAGATATAGGTGTTGCAGGATACTGGCAAGACTATTTACCACTTTCTTACTTTGCTCAATTCGTAAAAAATAGCAGTGGTCAAGAATTTTATGAAATAGATTTTTTACAATTTAACCTAGGATACCCAACAACAACGACTCTTCAGCAAGAATCTGGAACATCTTCTTCTTATTATAATACAGAAGGAGCACAGATAAAAAGTTATGTAACATTTCAATATGTTGCAGACGGTGCAAACATACCTACTTCTTTTGCTAATGAAGAGTCGCCAGATGAGTATAAAGTACTTGATTTAAATAATTACGAAGACTGGGAAACAACAAGATTTGAAATTTTAAATAACACGTTAATTTACCTAATTAAAACCATAGATTTTAATCAAATTGCAATTGTCTATAGTCTTGAATTTAATAGTCGTGGAATTTTAACTAAACCAATTTTATTAAACAAGTTACAGTTGGCCTCTCAAGCATTTAATGACAACTCATTTAACCCAGTAGGAACAAGGTTTGGAGTAGATCTATTTCCATATAAAAAGAATGGCATTTACTTTGACTACAAGTCTAAGAATCCATTTAGTATATATAAAGAAAGCACCCCATATTTATACCTAACAAAAACATCTGGAATTGAAGTACGTGGTGAAATAAATATTTTAGAAAATCGTGGATTAACTCTTCCAATTAACAAAGAATTGGCAACAGACTACAAGGTAAGCGCTATGCAGTTGTGGCTAAGATATGATCAAGATACGTTTCCAGCAACAGCAACAGAAATTTTTGAAATTAACCATAAGAGTGGAACTTTAAGATTTTATTTACAGGCTAACAGCGCCGATTTAGATAGAGGTAGAATATTTGTTTTAAATCAAAACGGTGTCCCATATAACGGAGTTGGATTTTATTTAAATGGTAGCCTAGTGAGAGAGCCAGTCCTATCTCTTAAAGAGTGGTCATCTATAGGTATAGCATTTTTAACCTCTCTTGTCTATAATTCATATCTTGGAAGCATAAATTTGACGGGGCCAATATTATTTAATAACATTGCATATTATCAGGCAAACAGCCTACAAGAGGTTGAAAGCAGAACCTTTAGGTCTTGGTTCCAGGTATTGACGGATGGTATAACAACAAATGATTGGCAATTTTGGTCCAGTAACTTTACCTGGGATGGAATGTTAGTGATAGGATCATCAGAGTTCTATGGAATTAACCCTTCAGATATTTATAAGACATACATAGGCACAAATAAGATAATTGTTGATGACGGAGAAGGCTTAGTCTACCAACCTGAAAAATTAAATATATATGCAGGTACAGAGTGGTCAACTAACGTCTCTACACCAGTATAGTCTGATATACTTATGGTTATGGAATCCTTAATTAATCCAAAAACTGGTAAGCCTTATGTTAAAAATGTCCGTCGTCAGGTAATAGACAAGCACTATGACTGGGGTCTTTACGTATATAAGACATCCGCTGGTAAATGGTTTACAGACGAAGAAGGCTCAGTTTTAAATATACCTTCAGACCGTGGAGACATTACAAAAATTGCAGAGTTAAAAAAGGTTGCAATACATCACGGAGATGATGGACTTGGTACAGCAGTATTTGTACCAGGGCTAACTCAGGTTAGTGAAGAAGAGTATTCCGAACAAAAAGCAAGACTAAAAGAAGGATTGATTCCCTCAATGAACGACTTGGGTGCTTGGCATGCAGCACAACAAACATTAGAAAAACATGGAAGAGGGGCAGTGGATGAGTGACCAAGAGTATATCCGTGCAAGTCTTAATACAGAAGAAAAAGAAGACAACATTTTTAAATCACATGACCCATTTAACAAAACTTGGGATGTTTTAAAAGATTATGTTGGGCTTGACCAAAACTTTCGCCGTAGAACAACTCGTAATTTAACAAAATACGCAGCACCAGAATTTAATGAAGCATACCTAGACGCAGCAAACGCAACCCCATCTGGAGTAAATGCGGGATCTAAACAAATCAACCCTGGCACGGTATACAGAAATGGTTACGGACTATTTGACGTAATTACCCCTCCATACAACATGTATGAGTTAGCCAACTTCTATGACACATCATTTGCTAACCATGCTGCTATTGATGCCAAAGTAGAAAACATTGTTGGTCTTGGATATCGCTTTGATATATCAGATAGAACGTTATTAAGGTTTGAAATGAACGAAGATGCAGGTGCGGTAGAACGTGCTCGTAATCGTATTGAAAGAGCCAAGATTCAAGTACGTGACTGGTTAGAAAATTTAAATGATGATGATAGTTTTACAAAAACAATGGAGAAGGTTTATACAGACCTTCAGGCAACAGGTAATGGTTTTATTGAAGTAGGCAGAACAACTGCTGGAGAAATTGGTTATGTTGGCCACATTCCAGCAACTACTGTTCGTATACGACGCTTGCGTGATGGGTTTGTGCAGATTATTGGTCAAAAGGTGGTTTACTTTAGAAACTTTGGAGCAAAAAATGCAAATCCTATGGGTACAGATCCACGCCCTAATGAAATAATTCATTTAAAAGAATACTCACCTTTAAATACATTTTATGGTATTCCAGATATTATTGCAGCAATGCCATCTCTTATCGGAGACCAACTTGCTTCTCAATATAACATTGACTACTTTGAAAACAAGGCTGTACCAAGATATGTTGTAACCCTAAAGGGTGCAAAACTTTCAGGTGATGCTGAAGATAAAATGTTTAGATTTTTACAAACTGGACTTAAGGCTCAGTCCCATAGAACCCTTTATATCCCGCTTCCTGGAGACACAGAAGGAAATAAAGTTGAATTTAAGATGGAGCCAATTGAAAACGGTATCCAGGATGGATCATTTAAAGAGTATCGCAAACAAAACCGTGATGATATTTTAATTGCCCATCAAGTTCCTATTTCAAAACTAGGTGGTGCAGATTCTGGAGGCGTTGCAGCAGCGCTTTCTCAAGACCGTACATTTAAAGAACAGGTATCTCGTCCAGCACAAAGACATCTAGAAAAGGTTGTAAACAAGATTATAAAAGAAAAAACAGATATTCTTGAACTTAGGTTTAACGAATTAACCTTAACTGATGAAATTGCACAATCTCAAATTCTTGAAAGATATGTAAAGACTCAGGTTATGACTCCTAATGAGGCTCGTGAAATGTTAGACTTGCCACTAAGGGCGGATGGGGACACGCCATTTGTTATGTCTCCAAGACAAGCAACTGATGCTAGAGCAAATTTAGCAGGGAATCGTCAAAGAGATGCAGAACGAACAAATAACAATTCTGATTCGCCAACTACTATATCTGGACGCAATGCACAAGGTGAAGGTAGATCGTCTCAATAATTGAGAAATTCTTTCAAAGCGGTGCTATAATTATAACGTTATGTTAATAAACAAGGCTCATTGGGAAACTAAAGGTGACAGTGTTCGCCTTTCAATGCCCATTGGAAAAGTAGATGTTGAGCGCCGTATGGTCTCTGGTTTTGCAACCCTAGACAACGTTGATCGCCAAAATGACATTGTAACAACAGAGTCTAGTATAAACGCTTTTAAGAATTTCCGTGGTAACCTTCGTGAAATGCATCAACCAAGTGCTGTTGGTAAAATTGTTTCTTTTAAAGAAGATAAGTATTTTGATCCAAGTACTAAAAAGTTTTATAGCGGAGTTTATGTTTCTGCTTACGTTTCAAAAGGTGCACAGAATGCATGGGAAAAAGTTTTAGATGGAACCTATACTGGTTTTTCAATAGGTGGAAACATTAAAGAATGGGATGACGCTTACGACGAGAAAATAGATAAGACAATTCGTGTAATTAAAACTTATGAGTTGTCAGAACTTTCTCTTGTAGATAATCCAGCAAATCAATTTGCAAACATAGTTTCTATTGAAAAAATTAATGGGCAAAACGTAGTTGATGGATATCTATCAAAAACAGAAATTGAAAATGTATTTTGGGACTCAGAAAACGGTATTGTAATGGTGTCTGATTCTGATTCTGCAACAAGCCCAGTAAATGGTAATGCGATGCAGAATATTGGTTTTATAGAAAAGAATGATAAAGATACTGAAAAACTAATAAAATTCTTAGTTGATAGTGCTAAAGGCATTAATACAATTAAGATTACTAAGGAGGTAAATCTAATGACAGAATCAACAAACACAGTTTCAGAAACTGTAGTTGAAAATGCAGAGGTTGCTCCAGAGGCACAAGCAGCAGAGGTAGTAGCAGAAGCAACAGCAATTGTTGCAGAAGCAGTAGAAACCCCTGCAGTCGCTGAAGAAGCACCAGCAGTTGAAGAACTTGCTCTTGCTAAATCAGATGACGCTAGTGCAGAATCTTCTGTTGCAAAAGCAGCAGTTGAAGTAGAGACTGTGGTGGAAAAATCCGTTGCAGATGTTAAAGAAGAAGTTGCTAAAGCGGTTTCAGAAATTAATAATTCTCTTACTAATGCCTTTGGCGATCTTGCTGCAACTATCAAATCTCTTAACGAGAAGGTAACAGCAGTAACAAAATCTCTTGAATCGGTAACATCTGATGTTAATGGAATCAAGAACAACTTTAACGAGTTTGGCAAGCGAGTAGATCTTGTAGAACAAGATACCGCTTTCCGCAAGTCTGGCGATCTAGGCG